ATTGTATCTACTGCTGTTATTGGCTTGGTTGCTGCCAGTACTCCACTACTACTTAATGCAGTCAAACCACTTGTAAAGCAAATCGTAAAAAAATTGACAAAGAAAAAAGATAAGGTATAATGATATTGGTTTTATACGCCTTCAGTTACAAATAACTGGGATAAGTCTAAGGTAGTAACTTAGGCTTATTTTTTTGTCTTTAATTCGTGCGTGTGTGGTAATACTTGATTCGGAACGGTTGTTAATACTACGTTTTTACAGGTAACAGCATCTTCTCCAACAAACTTTACTCCGAGTTTAAGTTGCTCAGAGCATATCTTAAGTCGTGCCAAATTAGCTTCAAGTTTTAGCTTGGTCAATGCAAACTCCTGCCCTTTGATATTTGCCTCTGCTGCTCTTAAACACATATCATCAAACTTCTTGCCTAAAGGTATCTGTAGGCTTATAGTCACTCCATAATTGTAGTTATATGTTGTCTGATCTATTCTCGGCTGTTCTGAAGTGTAAAGGATACGACCAGGATTAATAAGATTACCATTAGCATCTTCTGAAAGATCGTATATGTTGGTTCTAGTTGTTGTAGCTCTTGGTAAGCTAAAATTCTGTCCCTTAGTAATGAAGGGGTTGATTCCAAGAGTGGGTAGCTGACATTGTATTCCATTTGAAAACCTGTGAGTTGGAAAGCCTCCTGATATAGATTGATAGCCATTATTGATAACCGTTCCGCTACTGGATGCCGAAGGGCTAGATACGGTATTAGCATTTACAGGAGAAAAGCTACATAAGATTATTGCGAGAAGATACTTAAACTGGTACTTTGACTTTCTGTATTTATAGTTCTTTGGACGGTGCTCGTTGCATCCAAACCAGGTGCAAGAAAATTTTCGGTTATGCTGAAAGCTTTTGTTGGATCTACTACCTCCCATTGTGGTTTTGTTGTTAGTTCTGGAGTTACCCATTTAAAGGACACTCCATTAATAGTTTGCGTGTTTGTATAGGTTGCGTCAGGTGAAATAACTGTACCTTCTGATGGTTGTACATTAGTGCCCTGCATTGAATATGAATACCCTGTCCTATAATTCTCTGTAACGATAGTTTCCACAATAACCGTTTTACTTGTACTGGTAGATTCAATTTGACCTGTAGTGAAGGCTGGAGTAATACTTCCAGCTTTTGCATTAGGTATTGCAAGAAATAAAAGTACAAGCCACCTCATTAATCAATTTCAAGTTTAATTGTATTGGACATCTGTGCTGTAACTCCTGCTCCTGTATCAGATAAGTTAACAGTCATAGCTCCACCACTATCCATAGTTATAGCTGTAGTACCTATATCTCCTCCGCTTACTGTTGTTGTATCACCGAAAATTTGCAAAGCAGGTACAACTCCATTAGTAACTGTAGTACCAGAAGTAGGAATAGCATCGCCTTGAATGTAGCTTTCAGACACAGACCAAGCATCTCCCGCTGTAGTAACTGCATAAGTAGTTGTTGAGTCTATAGTCGGAACTCCATTTGTTATTTGTGCATCTGTCAGGTCTAACGTGCCGATTGCATTGGCAGTTTCATTGGCAGTCGGGGTTACATTAGTGCCTGATGCAGAGAAAGTAGTGCCTACTCTATTTGCTGTGGATTGTGCTCCTAAAGTACTGACTGAAACTATATTCTGGATTGAATGAGAGATATCAGCAAGAACTGCGGTAGGACTTCCGACAATAAACAAAAATGGTAGAAGTTTTTTAATCATGTGTTACTAATACCTACTTTGGAATCTTTGTTATCTACTATGTCTATCTTACCTTTTGGCTTTTTATTATCGTTGTTTTTCTTAATATTCAAACCATATTGCGCTGTCACGGCTGAAAGTAAGCCAGCAGCGAAAGTTGTATCAATCTGCCTGGTAGGGTTTGGATTGAAGTATGACCATGAGATCACTCCTAAACTCCAGAAGAGAATAATCATCTGAACTACATTAGCAATCAGACTATGTCCTTCCTTTTCTTGTTCTTCCATAAATAATAAAAAACCCTATAGGGAGAAAGATAGGGTTTAATGACTGTGTGAGGTCATGCCAAACTTAGCAAATTTTGATATGTTTGGAAAGTAACACAAAAATTATGTCTAAGTTTCTAATAGGATTGTTTATCAAATTTGGTAGATCTGAATCCTTACGCAAAGCAGTTTTAATGATGCTTAAAGATGCAGTTAACAA